TCTGTAAGGAATAGAGTGGCTAAAAAAGCCGAAAAATATTTAAGTGGTGAAACTTCTTCTTTTACTTCTAGTACTTTTAATAAATGGGTAGAAGAAACAAAAGGTATTAAAGCTTATAAAATTGAAAAAGAAGATAAGCCTGAAGCAGTAAGAAAATTTTTAGAATTTTTAAAAGAGCAATAAACGTGTCCGAAAATATAGTTAATAATTTTTTTGAATCTGAAGAGTATTTAAATTTTATTAAAGAATCAGAGGAAACTGAAGAAGAAAAAAGATTAAGATTGGAAAGGGAAAGTTTAGAAAAAATGCAACTTGTTTCTTCAAAAGAAATTCAAGAAGCTGCTGAACCAGTAAAAGTTGAAACAGCTATTGAACAAAAAGAAATAATTGAAGATGTTCCTGATTTTTTTGAATCTGAAGAATATAAAAACTTTATTGCTAAAAATCCCATACCTTTAGATGATGATATTTCTTTTAGTAGAAAATTTGATTATGGTGCAGCTCAAGAACCTACCGTTTTAACAAGTGGATTTAGAGTTTTAAAAGCAGGTATACAATCAGCTTTAGACCCTAACGAAGATTTTGAACAAGCTCGTAAAAGAATAGAAGATGTTAGACAAGAAAAAATATTTGAAGAATATCCTGAGTTTAAAAATAGACAAGAAGATGCAGCAGTTATTATGGGTCGTGTTGGTCAAGGATTTGCTGACCCAGTAACTTGGTTAATACCTTGGACTAAAATTGCAGCAGCAGGTAAATTAGCAAGTATAGGAAGTGCAGGTGCTTATGGTGCGTCTGATTTAGCACTTAGAGATGTTGCTTTATATGGTGAAGTAGACCCTAAAATGGTTGCTTTAGGTGGAGCAATAGGTTTAGCAGGTGGTTCTATAGGAGAAGTAGTATCTTCTTACATGAGAAAAAATGTAGATGATGTTGTAGAAGCTATAGATGAAACAGGTAAAAAAGTAAGTAAACCTATTAAAATAAAAGGCTCTACTAAAGTAAAAGAATTAGAACCTTCAAAAATTAAAAATGCTGAAAGAGCAGCAAAAGCTACAGAAAAATCAGCTAAAGAAACTGTTGAATCTTTAGGAGTAATATGGAATCGTTTAGAGGAAATTGATGTATTAAGAACACAATTAAATAAACAAATTAAAGACTTAGATACTAAAGTAATTTCAGAATCAGAAATACAAGACATACTTGCAAAAGGTGCTGATAAAGTAGGAGTTAAAAAACGTAAACCTCAAATAGCTTTAAAAGCTAAACTAACTCGTTTACAAAAAGAAAAAGAAAAATTAGATAGTGAAGTTTTAAGACTTACAAATGAATCAGCTCCTATAAAACTTTTAGATATAACAGGAACAGCACTTGTTAAAGGTTTTAAAGAAAATGTTTTAGATGAAGGAATGGCAAGAGCTTTAGTTCAAGAAGCAGTAAGACCTTTATTTGGTGGTATAATAGGTGCAGGTTTTGGTGCAACTTTTACAGATGAAGGAAGTGATAATAGAAATTTATATTTAGGAGCTGCTACTGGTTTTATGTTAGGAGCTTTACAAAGAAGAATACAAACAAAACCTTTTGAATTAATACCTAAAAATATAAAAGAAGCTGTAAATGATGAATTAGAAATTGAATTTAGAAGAAGCAATTATAATATTTTAAAAGCTATAACAGCCGGTTCTCATGCTCAAGAATTATTGGCTTATTCTAATCCAGTGGTAAACTATGCTATGAGAATGTTTAAACTTCAAGGAGGGGGTTTAAAAATAGGTATGGTTACTAAAGATTTAAGTGTTGAAGAATCTAAACTTGCTCAATTAGCTATTTGGAGAAATCAATATATAGATATGTTATCTGAATATGATGATGATGTATTGGAGTTAGCAGGTAAAATTGTAAACAATAAAAATTTAAAATCTACAAAACATTCTTTTTTAAAACCTGAAGATTTAATAAACAATAATTATAAAACTGCTGAAAGTTTAGCTAATCAAATAATAGAATATACAAATAGTTTTAAAAAATATGCAAAAGACTCAGGATTAAATTTTCAAGAAGAAGCTGAGTATGGTCTTACTCAAATATTTAAATCTTCTGTTTTTGATGATATATTAGATAATACTGGAAAATTAAAATCTGGAACAGTTAGGTACCAAGAAATAAGGAATAGACTAGGAGATGCATTTAAATTACAAAGTAAGAATGAAAACTTAGTAGACCCTAATATTACAATACTTACTACAAAACAATCTAGAGAAATTGCTGATAATTATTTAAACGCTAGTACAACAAGAAGAAGAAATAGTCTATGGTCTGAAGAAGAAAGCGATGCTTTATTTGCAGGAAATAAAATAAAAGATTCTGCAACAGATGAAAGATTTATTTTAAATGCTGCCAGACATTTTGATAAAAAAAGAACGTTATATAATCAAGAAGCTAGAGCATCAGTCAGTGACTTGTTTGAAATAAATCCTAATAATACTTTAAAACAATTAACTGAAAATACTATACCAGTTGCAGAATTTACAAGAGCTTTTGGAGCTAAAGGACAGGGAATAAAAGATATTTTTAGAGCTATAGATATTCACTATCTCAGAATACAAGACCCTTTAAAAAAATTAACAACTGGTAAAAATTCAAAAGTAACTGAGCAAGAAGCTGCTGCTCAACTTATAAAAGATAACCCAGCTTTATCAGCTTTAGTACAGCAAGAAAAACAAAAAGTAAAAGATTCTATATCTGCTTACTTTGGAATGTATAAAATTGAATCAGCTCCTTCTACTCCAGAAGGTCAGACAGTTGTTACACTTTTACAGTCTTTATTAGCTACAACAAAACTTACTAAAGTAGCTATACCTAGTTTAGGTGATTTATTACAGACTATTACTAATAGTGGATATAATGCATCGTTTAAATCTGCAATATCTCAATGGAAAAAGGGAGGTCTTTCAAAAGAAGGACTAGCTTTAGAAGGAGGTACAAAACAAATTAAAGGAAAGGACGCTACTCGTTTAGATAAATTTATAGGTAATAATAGATACGACAATATTATAGATAGAGAAATGTCTGATATTTTTATGTATGGTCAAGGAACATCTTATAAAACTCAAAGATACGCTATGGAAACAACTAGGAAGTTTTTTGAATTTGTTCAGTTAGGAAGAGTAACTAGACTAGCACGTAACTTTGCATTTGATGCTGGAACTTATAGAGCTTTAGACATAGCAGAAATGTTAGGTAAAGGTAAAAAAATATCAAGTTCTTTAAAAAAAGAAATAGATGGATTAGGATTAGATATTGATAAATTAAAATATTTAAGTAAATTTAAAAATTTAGAAGACGCTATAGAAGACTCAACAGCTAAAGGATATCTTAGAAAAGCAGGGATAAAATCAGCAGAAAGAGATGCTCTTGTTCCTACAGTTGGTAATAGAAGATTATTTGCTCAAACTAAAAATCCAACAGTAAAATTTTTAGGTAGTTTTTTATCTTGGGCTCAAGCTAAGTCTTCTCAAACTAATGCTTTAGTTAGTAGAGTAGAAGAGGGAGATGTTGCATTAGCTTTAAGAATGATGGCAGCCTTACCTCTTTATTATACTGTTATGAATGCACAAATATTTTTATCAACAAATGAAAAATATAAAGATGAAAGATGGAATGAAACTTGGTTACAACAAGCAGGAGAAACTGTAGGTTTTGCGGGTATAAGCACATATATACCTGAAAAAATTAGAGGTATGTTAAAGTTTCAAGGTTTTGGAACGAACTCAGCTTCTCAATTAGCTCCTGTTATTGGATTAATAGAAGACTTTATAGAACTATTTATAAAACCCACTGGTGCTCTCCTTGACCCTGAAAAAGAAGCAATTCCTACACTAGTAAAAGAAGCAGCAGATGTTGTTCCTTTTGGTAAAGATATTAGAAATATTGTAGAGCCTATTTTAGAAAAAGAAAAAGAAGGTTTAGAGACTAGGGAATTTAAATCAACAGGAGGAATAGTAGAGGGTAAAGACGATGTACCTTTTACAAAAGAAAATCCAGCTAATAGAGTTGACCCCTTTACAGGACAACCTTACTCATCACAAATGGAGGAATTATGATTAAATGTTCTACAAGAAAAATAATAAATTAGCAATAGAACTTTGCAAAGCTGAAATAAAGAGACACGAAGGTGAAGTGTTAGAAATTTATATGGATAGTCTAGGCTATAAAACTTTAGGAGTTGGACACCTCTGCCAACCTAACGACCCGGAATATGATTGGGAAGTTGGCAAACCTGTTACTCAAGAAGTTGTAGACATGTACTATGAGGATGACTTTGAAAAGCACTATAAGGAAACCATACATGTCTTTGGAAGCGAAGAAAACTTTGAAAAGTTACCAGAAGTTATACAGAGAGTGTTAGTCAACATGTGTT